TGTTTGCGGAATGAGTTTTCATTATCGTCTCCACCAGCATCAGTGATACGCATGGTGTCAATGTTGTATTCAAGATCAATCTTCTGCCCTACACCTGTTGAACTACGGCTCTTCATACACTGAATTTGATACTTGCCACGCTCACGCATGGCTCTGCTTGTAAAGATACCAAACACGTTATCTGCTGTATTGATCTTTGAGATGCCACCCGAAATATGACTGTGGTCAAATTCAATTTCTTCCACAGCTGATCGATTCAACTGCGAAGCTGTAACAAACAACACATTGAGTTCTTTGGCCAAGTTACGCAGTTCTTCTGACACATACTTGTCTTTGACAAACAGGTCATTTGGACTGACCTTGGCACTGACCGGCATCAACAAGTCCAAGTAGTCGCACATAATAAAGTCTACCTTGATGCCGGTCTGCACTTGCACTTCTTTGATATAACTTCTAATGTCATTAATATTGCTTTGTGCGGGTAGGGCTTTGATACGATACTGTCCAGTTTTCTTTGATACCAACTTGACCTTGAGAGTTGCTTGATCAATATCTTTACGAATCTCTTTGGTGCTCATTCCTGCCAACATGGCATCAGTTCTTAGCGCACACAGTTCTTCACTCAATTCTAAACTGATATACACACCACTGAGTCCGGCCTGTAACCAACTCAATGCTATGTTCATCATAACCAGCGATTTACCTGAACCAGATCCACCAGCAAAAATATTCAGTTCACCGCGACTGAATCCGCCATACAAGATCTTGTCCATCTGTGGCCAACCTGTGCTTACTTGTCCGCCCGAGTTGAAGTATTTGTTAATGCGAGCACTAGGATCACTAAAGTAATCCGTGCCCATGTCTTTAGTAAGTGATATTTGTACCGCATCTTTGATTAGTTTTTCTACAGGATCGTATTCACCCTTTTCCAATAAATCTGCTGATTTTAAAATTGCACGTTCTAGTTCTTGTCTACGAGTAAATCCTTCAAACTCATCCATAAACCACTCAAAGTGGCCTTCATTTAAATCTGGAATGTTGTTGAGTTTAACACCTGTGCTGGCACCAATTTGTTCTATTGTGGGTAGTGTTTTGTGCTGATCGCTATGCTGAGCAATAAACTCAGCAGCTGGGCGCAAACTTCTATCAAAGTTTTCTGGATTGTAAATGTTCTGCACACGCACATACGACTCTGCGTCTCGCAACATCATTTCTAAGAATAGTTTTTGGACATCAAGTCCGTAGTCTTTTAACAAGTTGTTTCTTCCTTAGTTCTATTTTAATCTTACTAGTTTCTTTGGCTTGCAGTATAGTTAGCAAAGTTGCTAGTCTACCCCAACGAATTACAGCATCGTTTACATCTTTAACGTCCTTGGGCCACTCGGGTATACTAACTGCCCAGCCTAATTCTACTGCACGGTCTATTAACTTTAAGCCAGCTTCATCTTGATCTGGGACTACTACAACTTCGCGTCCTAGACTGCGTATTAGTCTAACTTGTGCGTCGTTGATCTCTGCGTGTAGCACCGCCAGACCATTGATACTGAGCGCATCAAACACACCTTCAACTACAATTGTAGTCTGCCAGTTGGCTTTTTGCAAGTCTGTACCAAACACGTAACCCGGCTGTATATCTTGAATATAGCGTGGAGTACGATCATCTAAAAATCTTGTGGTATGTCCTACCACTTGGTTGTCATGTGTAAAAGGAATTACTACACCACGGCGTGGCATGGTTTTATACAAGAATGGATAGTCCAACGGAATGCATCTATTACGCAAGTACTCTTTAGCTATGTCATTCAATGGTTGTGTATCTGCTGGCAAGTCTCGATCTTCAAATTCAATGTTTTGCAACTTATTAACAATCTCTTGACGCTCACCTAGCAATCCTTCAATCGATTTGTGTTTTAAACTTTCAAGATTGATACGTTCAATTTCTTCCTGCGGTACCAGCATCCACTCTAGTAACCGACGAGCTTTGAATGTCAAGTTACGACCCAATACAAAACTGGCAGTATACCCGCAGTTGAAACACGAATAACTCCAGCCAGAATCTGACATTTTTAGACCGCCACGTCCTCTCTTATCTTGTGTGTCGCTACGATGTGTACAACAAACAGCATTTCCAGATAACCAGCCAGAAGATGTTTGCTTAATCTTTCGACCTTGCCTCCAGTAAGTTTCGACTGTCTGATTTATCAATTCTTGTTACTATCCACTTGTTAATGTTTTTTGATGTTCGTATGTTTACTGTGTTAGTATAACACTTTCTATAGGCATTAAACAAGCCCCAATATGAAATTTTTAGCTCTGTTTGAAACTGTTCGGCAAACTCTTTTAACCCAATATCTGTTTCCCAAACTCTGCCATCTGGTGATTCAATTCTATAGGATCCATTATGAGCATCACTTTTGCGTTTTTTGGTTTTTTCTGTTTCGGGATTGTCTTTAAATCTTTTTAATTGCCCTTTGCTACAATTCAATGCTCTTTTTTGTTTCCAGTCGCTCGATGCATTAGCCCAAAATAGTTTAGCCGATTCAGAATCATGCCCCTCACCTCCACCGGTAATATTGTATCCAGTGTGTAATGTTTTATAATATTGTATCCAATACTTTTCTCTTGTATTTAGATCTTGGGTTGTCCATTTATTGTTTTGCTCAATAATTTCAAATTTCATATTGTCCCAACCGTATTTTCTAATTGCAATTAGAATAGGTCTTTTAATGTCAGGGTAATATTTGGCAGCCGATTGATATAATACTGCTTTTTGTTCCATCGGCAATGTACACTTGCCAACATATTGTTTTCCAGATGGCGAGGTAATCAGATAGATATATTTCATACACCTATTTATGCTAATCCACAATTAAAACAAATTAGTTATCTGTAGAGTAGATTGACTACATACCCGGTGCTGATTACTACCGCGGCGCCGGTTTGATTTGGATTATTTGGATACAAGCCTATGCCAAATCCTGCATTAGGCAGATACCAATAGCCCGAGCCACCATTGGTTACATTGATGCCAACAACCGATCCACCAGACATTACAGCTTCGGCTGTGGCGCCGGCTCCATCGCCAATGATGTTGATCTTGGGTGGGGCCAAGTATCCACTTCCACCATTGGTCACTGTGATACTGGTAAGTACCCCGTTTTCTGTAGTTGCATAGGCTATGGCCGGAATACCAGGTTGGTCCGGCACAGCAAAAATGCTGTTGTTAAATGATATTCTTAACAAAGGATACCAACCTACAATGTTCATGTGGATTGTTCCAGTTTTATTCAAGTAGGTGGTCGATTCGGTCACATTGTACCAAATACTTTCATAGTTTTCTGCGGCCTGTGCTTTGATAGTTCCAGTATAGCCATCTAATGTCATTTGTACCGTTGTTACTGCATTAACCGGTTCAATAAAACTGCTAAAAAATTCTGTGTTTGTAAAACTATTCCAGTAGTTGCCACCGTTGGGATTGCCGCCCCAGTAAGGATTACTAGGATATTGGCTCCAGGCGGTGCCGTCAACACTTGCTTGTGCTGTCATTTTGAGTGTAGGTATTGTCAAGGGTGCGCTGGGTACATGCTGTGGTAATATGCTATCTACAATATTTACAGAAGCACGGGCGCCGGCTTGAGCGTTGGTAAACACTGCCTCAACAAGGCCGCCTGGTTGTGTGCGTTGTATACTGTAATTGGCTGGTTGTGCTAGTACTTCTAGCAATTCTGCTGAAGTTAAGGTAACCTTGGCACGGCCAGTAGGAGCATTTAGTGTAACCAACTCCTTTTCAACTAGGATTTGGTCGCCAGCGGTACTGATTGCGCGGAATAGAAACGTACTACCTGTGATATTAACAGGCTTTTCTTCTTGATTTATAAATTCAAACAAAAGCACGTTATCCACGCCTTTGTTTATAGTTAGTTGTTTTGCGTACACAGGATCGTACCTATAAGTAAAAGTTTCGCCCGCGCCAGTATCCATGAGTAACACTCGAGTGATTTGCTGGTAGATATAAGCCTGGGTAGAGTACATACAGAGTATTTAGCCGGTTTAGAATAGGGTCACAGAATGGTCTGGTAAATATCCGTAGATATGAACACAGATTTCTTTGAAAAATTAGCGGAAAAATACCCATTTATAACCTTGTGTGTATATGCCACAACGGAATACGTGGGCATCATACAAAATCAAGATGATGCTATAACTACTATCTATGATTTTGGCGCCATCCAAGATTTAGAAATCAAGCG